TATGCGGTAGGTGCTGAACCAGGAACTCCGCCGCCGATAGGTGTCCAAAAACCCGAACCTCCCATAATCACACTCCTTTAGAAATCAATTATACACCATTAAACGTCTCTTACAATCACCTCGAATGGTGGTGGAACAAATGTGATGAAATCTGTCCACGCTTCATCTGCTGTGTCCAATCCCATAGCCAAGATTTTAGCCTTGACAAGATTGCGTAATGCTGTGCGCTTTTGTGTTACCGTCAATGTTTTCTTGATTAAATCTGTAAATTGCATCTTAGCCTCCGATATTTATATTTTCTGCCACAATGCAGGAACAGCAGGCGGAGTCCATCCCGCTTGACTTGTGTGTGCTTGCAAGCATTTATAGGTAAATCCGTTAGGAACGTATATCACTATATCATTGACCTTATACGCCACCCCGACTGCCCAATTAGGTGAAGATGGAGGTGGAGTCAAATTAGTCCATAACGTTTCTGCACCAACCGAACCAGGCTCCCATACATTGGCATTAATATTACTCTGCCATGTATATCCCTTATGTGTTACTTTTGCTCCTAATGGATAAGCATCATGCGCTCCCTCTGGTTGCACCCACGGCCACGGATCATCCGTCGGCTCATAAAACCTCTTAAACAAAGACTTTGCCACGGGAGGTGTCCAATCCGCCTGGGTAGTGTGTGCCTGGATAACTTGGTATAGATTTTTATCTGCATATTGATATACAGCTCCCACTGCCACGGCAATACCCACTTTCCAGACAGGCCGTTGGATTACTTCAACAAGTTTGGTCGTGATCACCAATCCGGTTGGAGTGGTGTCAGTTGCATACTTTACTACATCAGCGTGATGGTCAATAGAAATAACTGTCTTGACGGGAATAAGTTCGGCAGGTGTCAACTCTGGTACTCTTGCAGAGTCAATTGCATTCACTTTGATATAATCGGTCTTGATGGATTGGAGAGAAGGTAGATTATCTCTTGTTTCAGGTGGCTTGATAATAGCTTCCAACTTCACCCGATTTATAACTACACCATACGTATCACCCACCAACGGTCCTTGCGTAATATACTCGACCAACTGCCCAAAGTCTGGAATAGGTGCATAATTAGGCATAATTAACCTCCATTGTCCTTGCATGTTCGCTAATTTTTCTTTTTGCATCGCCGAAAGATGCAAAAGGTTTTACATATCTATGATAGAAGTTATAACTATCACTTCGTTTTATCCATCCCCAATAGGATACTATTGCACAAGCATCTTTGAAGTTCAATTTGCCTTTTTTACTAATTTTTACCATTCGGCGTCTTATCCGTAATGCATTACTTCTCCTCAAGGTCGTGTGGTCACGATAAAATCGAAACCCAAGAAAATCAATTGCTCTGGCATTGATTAGAAATACCTGCCAATCATTTTTTATCTTTAATTTTATGCTCTGCAAATATTTGCCGATGTCTATCCGTGCCTTATGCAAAACTTTTTTGTTACCGCCGAGCAAAACAAGGTCATCTACATATCTAACGTAATATTTTATTCTTAATACCTCCTTTATATAGTGGTCTAGCCCCTGTAGAAAATAATTAGAAAACCATTGACTGGTATAGTTACCAATAGGTAATCCACTTTGAACGCTATTTAGAATTGTATTTATAAGCCACATACAATCTGAATCTTTTATTTTTTTGGAAAACATGCCCTTCAACAATTCAATATCAATCGAAGGGTAAAATTTTGATACATCCAACTTAAGACAATATTTAGCCCCTCTATAATCCGAGTCTAGCCATCTCCGAATAGCTTTTTGCCCAAAACTTGTGCCTCTTCCGGGCACACTTCCGCAAGTGAATTCATACATTCCATGTAAAATGATATTGTGAAGTTGAAGCATTAATGACCAGTGAATAATTTGGTCTGGATAAAACCTTGGTTTATAGATGGTCCTTTCTTTCTTATTTGCACCATCCTGGATGGTCTTGATTGTATAAGGTGAAGGTTTATAGCTTTTGCTAACCAATAATTTCTGGATTTGTATTGCATAATAATCCAGATGACTCGTGATGTTCTTGACAAAATATTTATTCCGCTTTCCCAAAGACGCTTTCATAATCGCCTTTTTGATATTTTCCAAGTCACATATTTTTTGATAAATATTACCCGTTCTCTTCATTATTCCTTCTTATTAGCCTCAAGGTGTTTCGAGTTTTCACCTACTAAACCTTGCTCTTTATGGCTGAATTTTCGCCAAGGGGCGAGGAGTATAAAATGCATTGTTACCAATAAACTAATAAGAGTCTGACCTCCGATATTAATGTTCGTATTACCTGACCCATTATTCAGATTCCAATTGGAAAGCCCATCATTCGACCTGTTATTCCAATTGCCACCTAAAAAGGCAAGCGCGCATCTTATATCCCTGTTAATGTTCAAGATTACTCTGGGGGTGTTCCCCCAGACCCCCCCTTAAAGAGCCTTTTTGAGAAGCCGACCTCCGAAATGAATGTCCGCACGACCCGACCCATCATCCAGAGACCAAACGGAAAGCCCAAAATACGACCCGTAAAGCCAAGAGCCACCCAAAAAGGCAACTACCTGTCCTATATCTTGCCAATAATAATCAAAATAATAATCTCCACCTCCACCTATTACGGCTATTGGGAGTTCTGCAAATGGATTGTTTGAATCATGTCCCATCTCACTAACCCATCCATTGGAATTCTTATTTATATATCCAAGTTGTAAATAAGGCGCAGCAAATACGTTACTGGCGAAACTTGTAGCATCCTTACAAACCCACGCTTGGTTGTTATTGATATTCATCCCATCCACGCATTGCCAAACGTTTCCCCACGGATTTTCAATGCCTCGATAAACACAAGGATACAATCCAGAAGCATTACTTACTAAGCTTCCACTTTTGGCTGCAATACCACTCGAAAAGCCATTCTTCCAGCCACAATTCCACACCACATTTCCAATGGCAATATTGACCGCTGCTCCATCAAAGTTGATTGCCATATTATTTATATCATATACGGTAATACTAGTAATAGTACGTCCATAGAACACACTAAAATTACCTACAGCATTTCCCACTGAAATTGCTTGACCAACTCGATAAAGAGCTGCGACTGCGTTTGCCGCAATGACTCGATTGACCGCATTTTCGTTTACCGTGGCTGTATGTGCGGCATCGAATTGTCCTGTTGTCCATCCAGACATAATTGCTTGTGAGTTTATTGTGGCAAACTCTACATAAAACAATACTTGTAACATATCTACCACATGAATATCTAACTGCTGATAACCAACCCCATTTGCTTGTGCATAACCACGAAACTGAACAATATTTTTATTAATTAATGGATATTTATCTGCAAGTGATTCCAGTTTATTTGCTCCGCTTAATGATGCAACGTATTTTCCAACATCCACATATGGTAATGCTACGTTATTCGTGAAATCCCAGAAGCACCACGGGAGATAAGAGTTTCCAAATGGATTACCACTAATACGCCATGTCCTAGCAGCACCTACAGCAGTCTTTTCAATAAAAAATTTTGGTATGCGAATAAATACATTTCCAAGTGCGTCCGTAACTTCCATCATGGCAGACCAAGGGTAGCAGTTATCGAAATCATTGACCACTACTCCCAGGTCTACACCAGCGTTTGCAACTTTGCCTATTGCCTCGTCTGTTCTAGTAAGTACAGGAGATGCTGCACCTGTCCAAGATGCACCATAGATTGGAGAGCCAAATTGACCTCCCGACATAACAGCAGAAACTAATCCTATTCCCTTCATTCCAAGACCTTTCATATAACACATCCAATCGGTGCAGCAGCAAACACACTCGTGGCACGTTTAGCCATGCCAGGAGTGAAGGTGATGAGGTTGGGGTCAAAGTCCCAAGGAGGCATACCTAATGACGCGCCACCAAAAGGTAGACTCTTAATACCGATGCCTTTTAGCCCGATGCCCTTCATGGCTTAGACAGTCCTTTCCGCGTATTCTATGTAGACTTCCATGTCATCTGTGGCTGCTGCGATGGCTTTGTTATCCCATACTCTCAAAATCTGTCCGGCATCCAGTATCTCTCCCACGCCCATATTAATATTCAGCATATCGGTATCCCTAAATCCAAACAGGTCGGCGATACCAGGCGCGAACTGATAATACCTTGTCAAGCTCGCGGCCTGCACAGCAGACGCAATATAGCGCCCGATCACATCTGCTGCAGCCGAGATTACACTAATAGCTACCTGCCTGTTCCCTACCGTGGCATCGGATATGAACTTTACGTATACTCTTAGTATCTGCCACTCTCGATCCGCAGGAACGGTAAAGGACTTGTCCGAGTCGTTAACTGCTTTGTCTATAGTTAAGGCAGCCCGCCAATTCTCTGATATCGGGACTGGATTCGGGCTTGATATAGTAACATTAGCTGGAGTAGCTCCTCCGTATGCATCCGCAATAACTACGGGTATTAATGCTCCACCTTGAATCGGTCTGTCTGAAAGTGCCATGATGTCCTCCTAAATGAAAAAGACCAGAATACCTGGTCTGGTTGATAAATAAATGTATGCAGTTCGTCAATATTATATCATGTATTCATGTAGATTGTCTTTTGTAGTTATTACTGCATCTTACAATCCTGATAAAAACTCTTAGGGAGCGATACCCAGAATTATTGTAGTTACGGCACATTTTCAATGTCAGGAAACGCATTCGCTTGACCGCCCGATTTCTTCGCGAAGAAAAAGTAAACTCCAGAATCTAAGCAGGGCAAATACCCGCCGTTATCACGCGCTATTCCAAATACGTCTGTAAATCCATTCCAAATCGTATTGAGTCCCGCGAGGTCTGTCGTAATCCAAATCTTCGCAGATTCTACTGGGAGTAGAGTTACTGAATTGATAAGCGTGTAGGTGAATGAATGGCAGTTTACGTTTCTTTGCTGAACCACGTATTCAGTGTTTTGTTGAATGCAACCCGCACCTGTCATATATATAGAAACCG